GCTGTTGAGTGAATTAATTTGACGTTGTTCATTAATGTAAGGTGGGTTGTTAATGAAGTGTGTATAATCATTGATATAAGGTGGAAACCAATGATTAATGTTAATACAGGATGACCAGTTACTAGGATTTACACATGCCATTAGTAACACTGTAATTAATTTATATATGTAATTAATTATGTTGATCATACGTGTGTACCATACAGTATAAATACTTTGATTCAGATGGCCCTTAAATGGCCATTCAGATCAACTGATTTAATCTCCCCAAACGACATGTTAAAAATGTAAGTTATACATTTGTGTCGTTTAGTTAAAAAGTACTTACAGAATCATCGCTCCTTCGTCGCCTGATGATTAGTAAAGGGGAAGATTTTTCAAGTCTTCCCCAATCACAGGTTCGAGTCCACCCTTCTCTCCCCTGTTTAAATGGTGACCCCCCCTTAAACCCAGTGGTGGACTGATGTCTTACCTCTTGCTTGTTTACGCTGTTCAGCGTTCATTCCAAACACCATATGATTGGCTGATTGTTGTGGATCATCTATCATTGATTGAAGTAAATCATTCCATTCTTCAAGTTGTCGTTGTTTAACCATAGCCTTTTCAGAGATACCCATGGCATCTGTAAAATACTTAACACCTTGAGCTAAACAATCTAATCTGTCGTCGTGTTTAACGGCTGCTTTCATACGACACATACGTGACATTTGATAGAAAAGCATGTAAAGAAGTCTCAGTTCTGGTGCTTCGTCTGGGTTTGATTTATAGTCCCATTCAATGACTTTACGATCCACAACCAAACGATGTTGATTAAGTACAGGCTCAAGCGAATCAATGATTCTGTCTTCTTTGCGTACTGTGGCTCGTACTTCCTCAACACCAATATTTTGTTTAGTGTTTTGCATGTGTTTTTTGAACAGTTCTGCAACAATACCATCACCAAAATTAGTTTCAATTACAAGATTAGACACGTTATATTTTTTACAACCTGCTAAAATATCCAAAAGCGTTTCGTCTGAGTATCCAGATCGATAAGCTCGCATTTCGTGCAAGTACACAAAACCATTACGCTGGGAGAGATAAGCTGCTGTTGTCTCATCTGAGCCTCGACCCGATGGGTCAACTGAGCAGATTGTCTCTTGGTAAGGGAGCCATTCCCCTTGGATGCACATTGGACTGTAGAAATGATCTCCAGGTAAACCAACAGTGGGGAGGTCTTTGATAACATTACTGGGATCGGAGCACCAAACAATGGAGTCTGGTGCGTTAGTAGGATTAACAGAGGTGACAATGAGATCAGCCATCTTGAGAGGAAACTTTTCTGCATCACTAAGGCTTGTATCCAACATAAATTGGAGCATGAAGTTAGAACGTCCCATGGACGCTTCACGCTCAATCAGATCCTCGTGATCAAACCGATCAGGATCTGTAACCGTCCACGGCTCTGCACCCTGTTCAATATCTTCCATCAGAGAAGGCGCTAGAAGGCCTTCGTAGTTCTTAATGGACCTTGGGTACCTAGCAGGCCAAACAAAGGGCTTGTAGGCTCTCTCAGCTAGCTTACGATAGACGGTAAAGGTAGTCTGTGGTGTACCAAGAAACATAATACGTGAATCATTCTTTGGTGTAAGGATTGATTCAGCTTCAGTACACAATTGAAGTAGTTTTTCCCGCATCAGTTCTGTCATACTGTTACCGGGGACTTCAATATCATCAAGAATCATCAAGTCAGCACGACTACCAGTAAGCTGACCTGTAATACCTACCGATTTGACAGAAGGTGCTTGGTGTGGAGAGCAAGCAACATCAAAGCTAATACGGCTCCAACGAGCGTCATCATTTTTAGGTTTAAGGTGAGATAGCCAAGGTGTTTCAATAATTAGCTTTTGTAAAAAAATTGACATGTTATCGGCTCGTTCTTTTGAAGCCGAAATAATCATGATCTTTTTTTCTGGATCATTGAACAAAGTCCAAAGAACAAAAGCGCCGGTAATCCAAGATTTACCGACTCCTCGGAAGGCTTGGATTTGTAGTCGTTTAGGTCCGTTTTGTAGGTAGTCTGCAATAGCGTATTGTGCACGTGTTGGAGAAGGTAACTCAAGCTGTCCCCACAGTGCTTGTAGAAACAGCTTGAAGTCAGCTTGTAGTGATTCGACTACGGAGACCCCTCCAGACGGCGCTGTACGGCGTCTTCGTGGCATGTTGTGTGTGTTTGTATGGTTAGTGGTTTAGAGGCGCCTTCTAGGGGATTTTAAATGCCTTCATTTTTTACCAAATTAGAAACTAAAGACAACCCAACTCCTCCAGCAGTTTGAGCAAGTTTGAGAGATAAATTAATACCAGCCAAATAAGTTTTTGCAGCCATTTCTAAAGGAATTTCCGGTTTAAACATATCTGGATGATTATCTTGCGGTGGATTTTTTTCTTCTAATTCACCCAATCGTTTTTGAACTTTTTGCCAATCTACTTCTTCTTGTCGATTTTCTTCACCAGAACCTAATTCTAAATTTTCTGGAGAATCTCCAAGGCGACCATAAGTTTTTTCAAGGCGTTTTCTAGCTTTTGCACGTGCTCTACCAGAAAGTCGTTCTAATTGAGGTCCAGTTAAACTAGGACGTTGTTTGTGTAAAATTTCAATATCTTCACCTTGAGCACGTCTTTTAGTTCGTTCTTGCTCTAATTTCCTTTTTTCTTTTTGTTCTTCGGGTGTTAAATTAGATCTAGATACTTTAATGTTACGTTCACGTCGTGCAGTAGCTCTACCTCTACGTGCACGTCTTTTGCTTACTTGTTCACTAGTAACATTACCTTTACCGTCAGCTTTTAATCGGTACCCTTCTGGAGGTTTGCCAATTTCGTTATAAATTTCAGTAGGTGTCATCCTACCTTTATCTATAACAAGTTGCCTAGCTCTAGTTCGGTAGTCTTTAATGTCAGGCATGTTTATCCAATGTGCGATAAAATTACTTGTTCACGAAGTCTATTGACTCCAAATTTACGTCTCATCCAAGTCTGCCAATTTTCTGATCCTTTTTTCTGATTACAATGGGTGCAAGCTGGTACGATGTTGCTTGCAATCGTTTGGCCTCCAAGAGAACGAGGCTTAACGTGATCAAGAGTAAGTTCATGTAATTCATAAGATTTTCCACAATAAACGCATGTACAATCGAAGAGTTCCTTTACGGCTTTACGCCACAGACGGGTTGCTTCAGAGCTAGTCATGGTTAACAAGTTGTGTAAATAGTGATCAGGGGTTGGCAGAAGTGGGGTCATTGACGTTTTGCTCCACCTCTAGCACGATTAATTTTAAGACTTTCTTTGACAAATTTTCCATTCTTTTTGCTCATGTCAGGACCACCTTTACCCATTAATCCGGCTTTTCGCCGTGCCTTGGCATGTTCCCGTTTGTAAGCATTAGAGTGTGCATATTTGCCACCGGGTGAATTGTCTCGTACGTGCTTAAGTCTAGATGCTTCGTTTTTAGCGTAGTGTTGCGCTGTTTTACCTTTTGCCATAGAGTCTACTCTTTACAAGTTCAGGATCCACTTGAGGGATTACGCTAGCTAACTTATCAAGTGGGTTACCTTCATAAGCAATACCACTAATGTCATTAGCTTTTAGCCAATCACAAGCTGCTTTCAAATCTTGAGTAGTAGCTTCACCAGATTTAATCCGACTCAAAAACTCACTAGTAACAAGATTGTGCAACTCATTAAATTGGTCTTCAGTTGCTTTCTTTTTCATTTAAGGCTACAATCGGTACAATATCATGGCACAAGACTTCAACTCTTGAGCCAGGACGGAATGTAAACCCCGCTTTCATAATTTCTGTGCATTTAAGTGCTCTGACTAGTTCATAGTCAAGACGCATCTTTTGTTCGTGTCGTTTTGCTATTTGTTTACACGTTTCTACCATACCACCATCAAGGGGTACACTAAAATTAAGTTGCATACCCCAATTATAGTTGACAACATAACCTTCGTCTTGATACGGCTTGGTGTCATTACCCATGACAAAAGGTGAAACGGTCATAGTTGATCCGTTACAAGAATTGTTACCAGCAAAGTATTGACGTGAAGGTGCACCAGTATTTTGAAACTGAACTGCTTGATTGGTTACGTTGCCAGTGGCTGCTGCTACTGGATTAGATGTGTTCTGAACTTTTGGTTCTTCCGCACGTAACGGTGTTACTGCGAGAACACAGAAAGCGAGGTAGTAGTAGAACTGGTAGAGATATTGCGTGTAACGTCGATTTCCTCCACTACACCTGCTGCGCGAGTCACTAGCTCTAGTTGAAACTGCTCTCCGGCATTCGTTACTGAATAGGTGGTTGCGGGATCCGCGATGTTCCCCGAAGGGGTTACATTTGTTCCAGACCATGAGGAATAATCTCCTCCATATACTTTTGTACTTACGGTTTCAGTGATAGTTTGTGTAGTCGTTGTCGTTGACTGCATACTGCCTTGTGTAAATTGAGGAGTAACAGTTTGCGCTTTAGCTACAGAAGGTGCTAACAACAATAGAGCAATAATCCATTTCATTACTTAATCTCCTTTTTGTCTTTGTCAACACGAGAAATACCATACGATGCAAGCGTACCGCTAAGCAATGACGCTACAAACGTAGGATCCATTTTTTGCAGCATCCCCATATAAGATGCTGTAAGTACTCCTGCACTCCATACCAGTACCAAGGCTTTAACTATTTCACTAAAAAAATTGTGAAACATGTTTTTTGTGTTTTCAATCATTCTTTTTTACGAGTCAGTAGTTTCTTGACAATTGGTTTCAAGACTTGCACTGTCCGTTTGAATACCGCAGTTGCTGTAAGCGTGGCTACAACGGAAACAGTTGCAGTCGTACCTGCAGTAACAAGTATTTCATTACTTGGTAAGGGTACCTCTAATTCAGTACCAGGCACGTCAAAGTAACGTATGTCCGGTATTTTGGGTAGAGTGGGTGAAGGTAATTTAGGTGATTCCCCTTTGGGTGGTTCTTCTTTGGCATCTGCCTGTATCCCTGGCGGTGGTCTAAGGTCGCTAGGAGGCACCACAAGCGGCTTGTAGGAGGGTAGATTAGCTCGTGGTACCTCCAGTACTGGACGGGGTAATACAGGCGCCTCTGGGAGCCGTATAGAGGGGAATGCGGGTGGTTCCCCTAAGTTAGGCATCAGAGTTTAGGAGCGGGGAACAAACCGTTACGAATAAACTCAACGGCTTTGTCGTCAATTTCGTTGTCAGTAGTTTCTGCCAACTTGGTAAGCAGATCGACAATCAAAAGTTTTACCTTTTCAGATTGTACAAACGAGAAAAGGATTGGTCGAATAAGGGTGATCATGGTTGGGTAGGCCAGGTAATGTTAAAAGGAAATCCTGATTGGGATGGAAGGTCGCGCAGTGCTTGTCGGTATGTAGCCCAAGCAGTGGCGTCTACAGAGGCGTCAGATAGTTGCGTCCAATCGGATTCTTTTAAAAAGTTATCTCGTTTTAGACGCATAATCTGCGTAACTTCTTCCTCAGAACGTTGTTGTTTATTCCAAACAACAGTCCAAACGTTGTCCACTAACTCAACATTGTAATCCAAAAATTCGGTATTAGAGTTAAAAGACGGTTTTTGACTTTCAACTACAGACACTACGTTGTAAACGTTTAATTCATTTTCATTTAATGGTAGCGAAAATGATACTTGAGGATTGTCAATTTGTAGATCTAAAACACCGTATGGATATTTTACAACTTCATTGTTTACTATTTTTGCGTACATAAGTTTACGTTAAATTAAGTTTTGTAATTTTATTGGGATAATTTCCAGAAGCCAGCATTAAATACGCACCATTTCTTGGAGCATGTAGCGAATAATTATATCCCCCTCCAACTGGTAAATAATTTGTGGAGTGAAGGCTAAAATTAGCTGTATCCCAAGCTGTTGAAGCTGTGTATCTATGTAATGTACCTCCCCACGTTAAAGCAAGAATTGTTTTACCATCTTCACTGAAAATAAAACTGTTGTGATTGTCACCTGAAGGTGGAGTAAGTGTTAACGTTGCACCAGTAGCACTTGCAGTACTAATGTCCCAAGCGTTGGTTAGACCGACTTCGTAAATAGTAACACCTGAAAGTAACCAAAGTTTATAGCCATCAGTACTAAACCAAAGTCCTTCTGGAGTAATGGATAAACCCATGGCACTTTCAGTTTGTCTTTTCACAAAAGAAGCCGTATTTATTTCCCAATTAGTTGATAAACTATACTCATCAACAGAATCATAGGTGTCATTTGAAGCCCAAAAAGTACTGCCATCGCTGCTAAAAAATAAACCTTTCCAATTTTGTGAGGTTGTAAATTGAGAGCTTGGGTTATATGGCATTGTGTTGATGTCCCAAGCAGTGCCTAAATTATATTGGTTTATTTTATCACTATAATCACCAGCTATGTAAATTTTAGTACCATCTGGTTTAACCCAAAAGCCATAACACCGGTTATCATATTCAAATGCTTGTATGTCTGTTGGCCAATCCCAAGCTGCTGTATAAGCGCTTATGTCGTAATTAGTTGAGGCACTTAATTCATAAAAAGTTGAGATATAACCCATCATGTAAAATTTTGAACCAGATGCTCCCCAACTTATATCTCTTGGAGGAAGGCTAACAGTTGAACTAAAATTGGATCTGTTATTATGGGTAGTTGGGTCTTCTTCGTTAAAAGAGTCAAAACTAGCCGTATTTAAATCCCAACCTGTGCTTAAATTAAAAACTGCAATTCCACTTTTGCTGTTTTGTACAATATACCCTACATACAGTTTTGTGCCATTTGCATTCCAAGTGTATTGGCTCATTAAAAACCAGGTAAGATTACCACCGGCTTTAGGATGATTTTCAGCGTAAGCTTTGCGTAAATCTACTACTTTATTTTGCGTAACATAAGACAAAGTTGATATGTCATATGCTGTGCCAAAGGAAAATTTTTTTAAAACACGCTCAGAATCTATAAGAAATAGATATGTTCCATTAGTCCATTGAGCGAGATTATTAGTACCTGAAAAGTCAGTAAGTGGTCGTCTTTGAATATAAGGTTTGTTAATAGTACTAATGTCGTACGCAGTGTTCAAAGAATATTCGTATAAATAGTCTTCATCAATAATTAATGCTTTTAAACCATTGTTAAAAAAATCTATTGATCTAAGTCTAACAATATATAGTCCAGTAGGGGAAGCTCGATTATATGTTGCACTGCTTAAGCTCCAAGCCGAAGAGAGCGTATATTCATGTATTTTATCGTACCAATTACCAACATACAACGCAGTCCCATCAGACTTAAAAGAGCAACTAGAAAAACTAGAGCTTGTAATATAAGTTGATACGTTTAAAGCATATGGAGTTGTTGACATACTGCTTGCATCCCAAGCAGTACTTAAATCGTATTCATATACTGTTTTATCACTACCATCTGCTACATAAACTTTTAAACCATCTGGTTTAGCATTTAAGTTTTCTGGATCAGCATTAAGAGAGCTTAAATTCTGGTATTTTATGTTAGTAAGAGTGCCTAAATCCCAAGCAGTAGTAAGATCTGCACTATACAAACGTCTAACACTTGTTACAACAAATAAAACTTTTAAACCATCTGATTTAAAAACCACACCGTGTTTAGAAGCACTACCGCCTGTATAATTATATAAATCTACAAAGGAATCGTTATCCCCATTAAATGTGGCGCTAGTTATATCCCAATTAGTAGAAAGATCAAACTCTAATATTCCAGGCAAGTGTTCTGCGGTCACAAAACATTTATCACCTGTGTCGTTAAATGTTACTTTTTGAATATTTCGTAGGCCATTTACCGAAAGAGCACCTGTAGAGGATTGCACACCCATACTGCTTATATCCCACGCATTAGATAGGGTTGCAACTTTATGCTCTCCATTATCATTACCATTGACAATTGTTTTTGAGCCGTCTGGTAAAACAGTTGGATAAACGTTAGTATTAACTATAGTTGTATTTTTTCTAGCGGTATGTGATAAAGTAGATAAATCCCAAGCAGTAGTTAAAGAGTATTGATCAATATAATTATAGTTAGCAACGTATATTTCTGTACCATCTGGTTTCCAATGAAATCCTTTTGGATTTCTACTGTTAGAATCACGATGAAATCCAACAATTTCGGTAGTAGCACCGCCGTAACTCATGTTACTTAAATCTAAATCAAGATTAGTAGGAGGTGCGGGTTCGGCAGCGCCGCCACCGGCAGCGCCAAGGAGTAACTTATCAAACATAATCAGTTCGTGTAATCTACAAGTGCTGCGCCACGCCAGCGAGTACCACCATCATCAGTCACAAAGACAAAAAGGTGTGTCTTACCAGCGGTAAGTGTAGGAGCAGTACTTGCAGGCCATTCAAGACCTGTCCACCAAGTAACAGTTCCGCTGGTATGTGTAAGTTCTAGTGTGAATGAATATGCCGTGTTGGTGGCAGGTACATTGCTTACGGTAAACGTAGAGTTAGCGTTGATTGTTTTGGTAAAATAGTTACCAGCACTACAATCAATGTTAA